CACAAAGAAGTAGATCGCCGCTCCGATGATGTGGGTGAAGATGAGAATGAGGATCCACACCACTTTCGTACTGCCCGTGTCGGACTCCTTGGTGGCGCATTCGATCAGCATCAAGATCCAGAATCCGGTTGCCCCGTTGCCGATCACCACTACGCACAGAAAGACCAGCAACTCGGGCAGTCCTAACCCGCCCATGCCTCCATGTTAGGGCTGATCGCGGCTTTTGCCTTCGCAAGGTCCTTGCGGAAAACTTCTCCCGCGCCGCCGGATACAAATGGCCATTGCTGGCGTTTCTGAGGCCTTGGTTGCATCGGAGGGCGTTTCCCGCTCACACTTAGGCCCTTGTCCACCCATCAAGAATCCAGGCCCTCAGGCAGAGTTTCCGGGCTGAGTCGCGCGGTATTTCTCCGAAAACTCCCTTGTGGTTTGACCAGATGGAAATTGCAGGGGATCCATCCTGCGGGCCGCCATGATGCTCAGAGCCTGCGCGATATAGCGATGGCCCGCACCCGTTCGCGCAGTTTGGCCAGCCACTGTCGGCCTCCGTCCGTCTCGCAGGGGTATCCTTCCCAGACCGGCGAGTCCACCCATTGCTTCAGATACGCCCGCATCAGTGCCATGTCGCGCACGGTCAGATTCTCTCCGGCCGTGTAGGCGTGAACGGCTTCGCCCAGTTCGCGTGGTTCGAATGTCCAGTATTTCGGAGGTTGCGGGACGGTGGCGGGATGGCTCATGGGTGGGAACAAGAATATCCCAACCACGCTAAAATGCAACGCGATTCTGCGGGGCGAACACCACGCTGAAGACTGTGGTGTTGGCACCGGAAAAACTGCCAACTCTGAGGAGTTTGACAACAGATACGCGCGCGTACCTCTTCCGAAACTCCTTAGGGCAGTCAGCAGGGAAAAGAGACTTGGAGTTTTCGGAGAAGTACGCGCGTCGCCAGGCAGGCCGAAGCTGTTGTTCACCCCCCAGATTTGTTACTGCGGCCTACCTGTTTGTTTCGCCGCTCCTGCTGGCGGGAATGACCCGCTCCGACGTCTTCCGATCGGCGTGTGGTCGGGGGCGAGGCCACTGCCTATTAATTCTGATCCTCTGGCCTGTCAGGGAGATGTTTTTTAGAACGATTCGCACGCTATTGGATGCGCGTACGAGTGAGGCTGGCAACCATCAAAAACCCGTGGCCGTGTTGCGCGGCCACGGGCACAGCACAAAGGCAGCAACCCGATCAGCCCGATCAGCAGTTGGCTAACGGGCTGCTGGAGTATGAAACATCCAACTCACTTATTTGATGCCGGATGGGTACTGCACGCCGCGTTTCTTGGTGCTCATCGAAAAAACCGCCGGGCGGCCTGGCCCGCAAGGAGTTTTCGGAGAAGTACGCGCGCGCGAGGGTAGTCCCCCAATCAGCTCCTGCGGCCGACGTCAGACCGGCGCAAGCGCGCGCGCGAGGGTTGGGTTGATGATATGGCGAAAAGGGGCGGGGTACAAGGGGCGACAAAGAACAAGCTCTTCTTCTTTCTGCGAATTTGAGTACCCGGCATTTTGCCGTACAACATGTTCCCATGTGCCGTACAACTAAGACCCTGAAAAAAAGCCTGTTACCTGCAAAATAGGGGCGGCTGTACGGCACTTTCTTTATGTTCCACTACCGCTGCTCGCACTACTATCTGCTCGTTGCGGTTCCAGAACTTTTTGGAACACGTTGGAAGCTCTTGGAAGATACTAGATGCGATAGTATTTCGGATAACGGGGATAACTGAGATGGAGTACATAACTTGCGAGCAGTTGGTGCGTCGGATCGCCGTGATCCGGCGAAGCGATGAGCTGGGTGAAGGGGAAAGAGCTGTTGACGATGTCGTATCGATACTCGATGAACTGATTACCATCGCACGACAGATCAGAGATAACGTGAATGCTGACGCTCAACCCTGACCCTGGTCGAAGATCGTGGCGATAGTTTTTACGCCGGGATTGACCAGGGCGAGCTGCGGGGCAAGGCCGGAGATTCGCGCGCGCCAGCAGCAGGTTGGTGACGTTGGCGCACGCCATCATCAGAAGAAAGGGTTTAGGTCGTCTGTAGAGAGTTCCACGGTGTCGACGACGCTCAAGACTGTGGTGTTGGCACAGCGCATCTGTCTCGCAGGACCCATGTAACATTTGCGCCGCGGTGCGCCCAAGATCCTCAGCCCATCCACGAGCCGCCGAATCCTCCGATGAATCGTTCCGCCAACGGCATCTCCTGTGTAGCAACCGGCGGTACGTGCGCGGCGAAGCTCAAACAAAGCGCGTCGGCATAATCCGGGCTCGCCACACGGCGCTTGACCATGTCGGCTTTCGACTCGATCACGAGCTGCTCCGACCGGTTCAAGTGGTATCCCGGTCCGGTCAGGTCCGTCTCGAGCGTGATATCGGGGGGGATCGCGCCGCGGAGCAGCCAGTGTTTCATCTTCGCCCACATGTAGGCGCGCATGTTCGCCTGGTGGCGGTCCGGCGACGGCGCGCCGAAGCTGACCTCGCGAACATTGTCATAACCCATCGTCCTCAAGAGTTCCACATACGGCGCGCCGAACGCCGAATCGACGAACATCATGGCGACCTTCCGATCCGGCCTCTTGTCGCTGAGGATCTCAGTGAGCTTGGCCATCATGACCGAGCGGTCGCGCGTGGCTTCACCCGGAATGCGGACCGGCGGAATGCTGCGCGCGTCCATCCCGCGGCGGAAGGCGATGACGTTCCAGGCGCCGCTGCCGTGGGGTTCCCGTCGAGCGCCACCGTCGCTGCGGGAAGTTGGTACGTTGAACATGCCGACGCGCCCGGCGACATCGAAACCACATATCAACGGATCATCGTTAAAACTCGTAGCGGCGCGCTGCTGCGCCTGCCAGACGCGCTCCGAATCGATGAACTGGAGCTCGCCGGCGCGCGGCGCGACTCCGCGGACCCTGACCCTCACGAAGTCGGAATCCTCACCGTAATCGCTGATCCATTCGTTGAGGAGAGTCTTATTTGTGAACCGGACGGTGCGGGAATCGATAATCTTATGGCGCCATCGGTCGCGCTCGCTCCCGAAGACGATCCGGTGGAATTGTCCGCTGTTTCGAGTCGGGTTTCCGAAGGCAAAGATCATGGGCTCCCCATCGGTCAGCCCGCCTTCCGCCGCAGCCCAGATCTCATGCGGAATCGCCGAAGCTTCGTCGAAGAGATACCAGCTCGTGGAGCGTGCCGCATGCTGGCCGTGAAAACTCTCCGAATTTTCCCGTCGGCAAGTTTGCGCAGTCACGAACCAGGATTCGGGCGCCGCCTTCGCGAAGATCTTCTATAGGCCGAGCTCAAACCAGTGGCTGGTGATGCACAGCCGCGTCCACTTGAGGATCGCCGGCCAGGTTTTGCTCTGCAGTTGCGGATAGGTATTCGCGGTCACCGTGCCCTGCGAGTTGGGGCGCGTACTCATGATCCAATTAACGAGCCAGGCGCTGATGGTGCTCTTTCCGATCCCGTGTCCGCTCGAGACTGCCTGGCGGATGGGCAGGACGGCGTTCAGGCCGTCGAAGCCGCGGCGGCGTACTTCGCGCCCGATATCCTCGAGCAGCTCGCGCTGCCAGGTGTCGGGGCCGTCATACTCCTCGAGCGGTCCCGGCTCCTTCCAGGGATATGCGAAATAAACGAACCCCAGCGGATCGTCGACGTACTCAGCGACCTTGTCGACAAGCTCGGCGTCAGCCGGTGCGCTCAGCGGGTTCATTGCGCCTCATCAGCCGTACACGCTCGACCGCGGCCGTCATCCGGTCCACGAGACTGATCGTGCCCGAGACCTCCGCCGACACGCGCTCGCGGTAGGCTTCCGGCTTAAACCGTTTCAGCAAAGTGGTATGCAAATGGGTATCGTAAGCGGTTTCGTAGAGCAAAGCGCCGTTCACGATTACGGGTTCGCCTTGGTAGAGCACAAGCTTGCGCGTACCCTCACGGACCCGCTGGACGGCTAAACCTTCCAGCATGTCTCCTACCTGTTCCTGCGCTTCCTCGAATGCACGTCGATAGACGGGATCCGACTCAAGCTTTCGATAGTGCGTCATTCGTCCGATGCCGGCGATTTTGCAAGCCTGGTTGACGTAGCCCGTCTGCGTATAGGCCTCGATGAACGCGCGCATCCTAACCGCAGTGGCTTTGCGGGACGGGTGGCTGAGGATCTCCTCATTTTTTGTCCCATTTGTCCCATTTGAGGCATCCGGAGAATCGCCATCTTCTGGCTTGGGCTTGGGTTCCGTTGGCTTGCTCACTGAACCTGCTCCCGTTCGCTCCGAATGAACCGTAACGTGCCCTTTACGGTAGACGAGGCCGGCTCAGCAAGGATGACGGTGCCCGAGTGTTCCACCATCGTGTGCTCGCGGTACCGCTCCGGCAGCCAAGCGCGGAGCAGGAAGACGAGAAGCTCATCGCTTCCAGCGAGCGCACGGCGGAAGCATTCCGCCTCGAGGCGGTCGGCAACCTGCTGCTGCGCGGCTTGGAACTGCGTCCGGTATGAATCCGACGTTTCGAGCATCTCGTAATGCGCGGAGAGGGAGACCCTCGCGCTCCTGGCTGCCGCGCGGAGACTGCCCGTCCTCGCATACGTCTCCATGAACTTGCAGATGCGGTCGGCCGGCACACTGGGGATCTCCGGCCCGGTTGGCTGCGTTGCCTCCAAGCTACTCATGAGGCTAATCATATCCCCGAACAGGATCGAACGAATCAAAACTTTGGCGAGCGAATCAAGCCGCCCAAACGTCGGCAACATTGAGAGCCAGGCTGCGCGCTTCCATGCGATCGGTTCTCCGATTCAGACAGTAGGATAACGCATCGCAACCGGTAGCACTCTGGCGGAAACGACAGGATGGTCGAGATGCCCGGTTTCTTGGTCTTCGGCAGCT